GGGTCGAATTGCTCGACTTGGTAGATTAGATGCAATCCAGTTCTCGAAACAGCAAAAGAAAGCCCTTTTTCGTTCGAAATAATAGGCGATAAAATGCTGTCAACGTACTGGCAGCGAATGTCCATTAAATCCATATTCGCCTGTGATTTATTGGCTGATTCATTCCTGTCAGTGTATATCTCAACGACCTCCTTTTTTGAGGTTAATTGATCTGTTTTTGTTATTCTGTACATAGGTTTAATTTTTATGCAATTTATAGTTACCAAAACTATTCGGCAAATAAATCGGTATGTTTAAAAACATTAGAATGGCACTTCGTGGTATTTTGGTCTTATCAATAAAGGCTTTAATTTGTTTAATGTGTAAAATTTTCTTCCAATCCAGTAACCATTAGTTGATCCGTTTAATGTTTGCCTAACTTCAGTATTCCTTTTTAAATTATATAGTTTTTTATCATTTCCAAAACCATAATTATCTAGTCCATCAATCAACCAAATAATATCTACAATTTTTGTAATAATTATTTTCATTTCAATATGTTTAATTATTGATACAAAGATAATTAATATTTGTAAAACTTAACTATATAATACGTTGTATGCCATTTGCCGCATTAGTTTGTTGTAACTCGATACTCGATGAGGCGGCAAACGGAAGCCAACACACAGGCAAACGCTCCATACAACAAGTAATAAAAACCATGCTAACTGAATCGCTATTTAGATTGTTCATTACTTAGGCTTTGTTTTTAATAAATTTTCCCTCCCGCTTTTGGGCTTTTCAATCCCATTATAAATTGTAAAACTTAAATGTATATCCTGTTTTTATTTTATTTACCCACATTTGATATGAGTATAAAATACCATTTTGCAAAGTTTGAAGTTTTACATTATAAAACTTAGTTCTATCTCTTTCAAATATTCTAGTTGCCTCTACAATTTCAAAACTTACCTTTTCTAAGCAAAATCTAGCCGATAAGTCACTATTATTTTCTATTATTATTTTCATTTACTTGTTATTTAAGTTTATTAAAGTATTTATCGATTTAGCGCAATGTAAACAAGTAACATATTTTATATCACTTGTAAAGTCATTAATTTTAGAATAAGTTAACCCACATTTAGTAACATCCTTCTCCAATAAGAATTTTACATTATTATCTTCTGGAACATAATGTATTGTTTTTTTATTGTTTTTCATTTGTTTATTTCTTTTAAATAATCCTTAAAAGTTGGGAATCTGTGAATATAATAACTTTCATCATACTCAAACATTTGCTCTTCATCCGCCTGTGGATTTACAATACAAATTGTAGCCGCTTTATATGCTTGCTCTGATGCCTCAATTAACATTTCTCGTATATCTTCTGCTAAAATTGTTCTACTTTTGTGTTTTGTTTTAGCAATTAGTATTTCATCGATAGTTTTTATTTTCATAAAACGCCCTCCTAAAATTTATTAAAAACAATATTTTACCTCTTTGCTTTCATCTCAATCACTCGACACGGTTCTTATTACTGCCGTTAGTGGCAAGCGTAGGGCAGCATTCCGCCCCACGCTTCACCAAAAACACTTTACCATTCAGCCACAAACATCTGTCTGTAACCGCAATGATTTACAAGAAAATCAATTTTGCCCCACGAACCATTGCCTAAGTCATGTTGTGGCTGAAATTGTCCTTTGTTAGATTTTCCATTTAACACGAGAACCTCTTTGTTTTGGGTTACTCTTACATCGTGTTTTTTGCGAAGCTGGAAAAGCACTTCGTCCTCATTGTGTTTACGTGCCATAATTTAAGCAGTTTAAAACGCCAGCCACTAACATTGTATAACCGCAAGTGGGGGCTGGTTGCCATCTTGAAGTTATTTGCTCCTAATTTAGTTTAGTGTCAATGTGAAGGTTCGGAGCTTTCAATCCCCCACCTGACGGTTATACTTTGCCGTTAGCGTGCATTAAAACGACACGCTAACACGTGGTATAAATAATTGCTTAGTTTCGTTCTTTTAATAAACATTCTGCAAGTATTTTTATTTTTTTTGCCCACGCTCTTTGTCTGCTATCGCAGCCATTAGGTCAATATCACATTCAACTTCATTGCCCCAAGCATCCCAACCATCATATCTTTGTCTTGCAAATAATTCAATTTTAGTTTGTTTTGGGAACATTCGTTCAATCCTTTTTCTAATTTCATCAGGCTTTTTGCTATGTTTAGTTCTTAGTTCGCTTAAAAATTGCCTTTCCTTCCTACTACCTCTTGGTTGTGGTATCTTTCCTTTTTTAGCAACTATACAAAGTTCAGTTTCTGAAAGCGTATAACTTCCTGGGTTTGTTTTCTCTTTGTACCACACAAAAGCAACTGTGCTAAAATCAAAGCCCCAGTCATTCAATAAGTCTATTCCTATTTTCAAAAAAGGAGAAGTTACCCACATAAATAAAAGGCAGTTTTCATTTGCTATTTCATTTATAGGTAGTTTTTTCATTACCTCAATAGTCATAGAATTATACTGTATATCATCCTTACCATTTATCATACTTTTCTTTGCTAAGTGGTTTTTACCACATTTGTAAAGCCACGCAGGGTCTGCATAAATTATATCATATTTATTCATAAATAAAATTTTAAAAATCCCTCCCTAAAAAAATAAAAATGTGGGCATCCGTTCATTTATTAAGCATTGTCGGTTATTGTCGCAACTATTCATACCACTATTCGTTATAGCCAATTAGGAAGAAAAGCCTACTTCTATTGGATTGAATACCCTTAATGAAGTATTGTCCCAAAAATTAATCATATAAATTGTTGGCGATTCCTCAATTATTTCCTTACAATTTTTGTGGTCACATTTTGCCTGTTGACTATATAATTCTTTTATTACTGTAGTTTCTGAACAATTAAATTTTTCTCCTAATTTTTCACCATTAAATGTTCTATCTACATAATGTGGATTCCATTTTATACTTGTTATCATTTTGATTAAAAATTAACTGGCTATAACACAGCATAAAATTAATGCGGGTGTTTGTGCCAAACTGGTACTGCTTCCTTTTATCAAGTTTTTAGCGTGGGATAGGTTCGCAGTTTTGAAATCCCGCACTAATCTTATGCTAAACGTTACATGCCATTGCTCGCACATAGTTGCTTTATTGCATCTATGTCACAATGAAGTTGGGTTATCCTTCCTTCGTAATATTGATACTTAGGACTATCTTTATGAATGCTATGTTTGCATAATTTATAAAAGTCAACTTCATTGTTAAGATCCTTTAGTAATTTGTTTATTTTTTCTTTCATTGTATTGTCTATTTAAGTGCTTCCCACAATTCCCGCAATGGCATGTAACGTTTCGGGCGGTTGCAGAAGGGTATGGTTATTAACTCGCATAATGACTATCGTTTTGCCCGCAACAGGCACGTAACTAGCTGTTAAACTTATTTAATAATAAATTTTTTTGAACCATATCCTCACTTCGAAACCAAGAAAACACAGGTTTATCATGAATGATTTATATGAACTATACCACCTATGTATGCCAATTATAACCCAATCACCATTTCTGCTGTGTTTTCTTTGTTTCCATCTGTTATGAAAGTATATTCTTTCAAATTGTATTTTTTGCTTTTCCATATTGAAAAATTTAATATTAAACAAGTTCAACCGCCCGAAACGTTGTATGCCATTTGCCGCATATTCATTTTATTACTTGATAGTTCTTTGTGCGGCAAACGGAAGCCAACACACAGGCAAACGCTCCATACAACACATGGTAAATTTCATTACTTCATTGTTGCTTTTAGGATTGTTCATTACTAATACTTTTTAATTTTTTTTCCCTTCTATTGGGCTTTTCAAGCCCATTAGGTATTTCAACATAATGTTTTGGGTAAGGCTTTTGCTCTAATAAACATTTTGTTTTCCATCTTTGGTCAATAAATTTAATGTATCTAAATTGCCTTAAAGTCATTTTAACAGCCCGTTCTTTGTTTTCTTGTAATTTCTTTGCTTCGCCCTTATAGCGTTTAGTCCCTTCTGCTACTGTCATTTGTATATTATGGTAAACAACTCCGTCAAGCTCCCAAAAATCGCTAGTATGTTCTCCGTAATAATCAAAACTACATGCTTGGTAAACAATACCCAAACCCCCACAGCGTTCATCCGCAAAACTTTGTACCCATTTGATTTTTGGGTACTTCCCTTTTATATATTTAATGCTTGCACTTATAGCCCTGCTTTCTGGGTATTCCTTCGCTTCATCACTTATCCACATTCGGTTAAGTTCTAAATATTGGTTCATTTCGGTGTCTTTTACAACACTTCCGCAACTTGCTGGGTTCATTGCATATCCATATTGCAAAACTCCAAGCATTTTGCCCCCAATAAATACACCCAAATGAATATAGGTGGCATTATATACCTTATGAGAATAATGGTTCGTTTTAATAACCTTTATTGCAATGTCTTTATCAATTTCTTTTACATAGAAATCAGAATCTCCGAATCCGATTATCTCTCTGCTTCCAAACATTGATAATTGGTCGCTTAAAATATAGTCTTTTTTTCCCACGCTCAAAAAATTAAAATATTATTACTACTAACATTTTTTACTAATATAACCGTAACGAAAATTTACCATCGTACGTTGTATGCCATTTGCCGCATATTTATTTTGTAACTTGATAGTCTTTCGTG